ATTGTAGTCTTACCTGTACCGTTTCGTGCTCCGGTATCGTCACCACCGAGGTCGATATTCTCCCCTAGTACCAGCGTTAAATCGTTTCTATCGAAATTTACTGCCTGCGTAGCATTACCTACGCTCATGAAGTTTTTCACCGTTAGGTGTTTGATGTTAAATGCCATACTGCTCCAATTATAGGTGTCTGTATAAATCTAACAACAATTTAGGGTCATAGTGGTCGCTATTAATGGTTGTTAAATTATTTGTGACAATTGTGTCGATGCTTTCAAAACTAACATTACCTAACGCAATGTCTTGGCCTAAGTCAATATGCTTAACAGGAATCAATGTTAGTTCTCGTAGGTTGTATGTGCCTACAAATGTTTCTTTAATGAAGGTAGCTTCTTCGTACGTGATGTCGATATTAATATTTACCCGACAGTGCATGTCTTTAAGTAATAACTCGTCTGGGCTTTTTAGTATGTCGCTTAAGCTGTACACACGGAACCTCGGCTGGTCTGGCCAGCTGTGGAACACCGGCTCCTCACCCCACGTTAGTACCATCATGCCACGGTCATCGTCACCTGCATCAGCGTAGTTGTGCGGAAACGCATTGCCGATATAGGTAATGTTTTTGTTTGTTTGACGTTTGTGGAAGTGTCCGCTAAACATATGGTCAATGTGACCAAAGTGTTCACCTTTTAAATCACCATGCTCTGGCATTTTAACCATTGCATTCATAAAAAAGTTAGGTAACTCAAAGTGCCCGAACATGTACTTGGCGTTAATTTTAGGAATCTTTTTGTGGTCATCGCCTACTAACCACGGAACAATACTAACATCGCCTTCGCTGTAGAAATCATTTACAATTTCAATATTAGGAATGTGCCTTGCCCACTCAGCACTTTGAATGTCACGTTTATCTCGATAATATAAATCGTGGTTGCCTGGAATAAAAATTACCCTGTCAAATGCTTTGCCGAGTAATTCTAACGCTGTAAGGCTGTAGTTTAATGTAACGATGTTAATGCTTGCTCTGTTATTATGCCAGTCGCCTAGCATAAAACAAACATCACATCCCTCTTCTTTTGCTTTTGTGATAAACCATTTTACAAAGTTTAAACAATCCTCGTTGTGTACATGGCTGTTTGACTTTAGTCCAAAGTGAATATCTGTAAGCACTGCGGCTTTCTTAAATAAATTTGTCATATATTAAGTGTACGTGAAACTAACCTCAGAGTTCAACCTAAGGTTAGCCGATTTAATGTGAATTTGATAAAGTATTATTCGTCCGGTCCATAACCACCGCCACCACCCCAATCACCTTGCCTTGTGTAGCTAGGGGTAAAGTTGTTCAGCTCTAAAATATCATCACGGATATTCTGGTTACGTTTTTCGATGTTTAATACACGAGTAAAGCTATTTGTGATAGCGGCTGTGTAGTATGCAAAGGGGTTTTGTGATTTGCTTTCGTCGAATTGTAAGCCAATCTGCGACAATTGCAGTAACGCTTGACTACGCATTTCATCGTTGTAGGTGTAACCACGCCAGTTGCTACGTGTTGCATAGCGTTCGCATAGCTTAATAAACATATGAGCTAACTTAGGAGTCATCTGTCCGTGGTCTTTGCTAAACACACCGGTTATAAGGTCGCCCTTCCAATGGCTTTTACCTACTACTGCCAACCTGTATGTTGGCATGTCTTTAATAAGTAACCCTGAATCTTTAAGTGTTAAAAACGTTGCATCTTCAGGTGCTAATTCAGCAAGCTGGTAATGCTTGAACGGAGGAAAATTTACTTTAGTATACTTGGCTGGGCCTTTTACTGCCGGCGGCTCTTCATCATACTCAGTTTCAAAATTATCTTCATCCCATTCTTCCTGGGCTTTAGCATCAGACTTCTTCTGCTTTGCTTCGTCAATAGGAATATGTTCCCACGTCATAACACGAAAAACCACGTCAGTTGCAGGGATGTCAGTGTAAGGAACAAGATACTCGTCGAGCTTTTTCTTTACACCATTTAACAGGTCTACTTCTTGTGCTTCTTTTGCTAGTCGCTCTGCTCGCATCTTACGAGCTTCTGTTACTAATTTTTTATTGATTTTGCTAGAATTGTCGATAATCATGTCATAGCTTTTTACTTCCGGTGACTTAAAACTACAATATGCTAGCTTGCTTTTGTGTATTTCTTTAAGTATGTCTTTATTGTTTAGATAATTGACCTTTCTCATAGTGGTTAAAATCCTTTTATATACTGCTATTATAATACTTATAAATATATAATACAAGAGGTAAATTTCATGGCATTTAATTTAACAGGGTTATTTCAACGTTCAGGCGGGTCTGTTCCTTCACAAACAACAGGTGGTGGTTCTAACACTGTGTACGACTTACTGAACCCAAGTAACGCAAGAAAAGCGATATCTGGGTTACTCCCTGGAGGTGCTTCGTCAAACCCAAAAGCAGAACCAAGCATTGGCTTTCAGAATTCTGCAGGCGGCAGTGCAAGCTCAGCGGCAGAAGACGATTGGCGCGTGCGTATTAGCTTAAGTGCTGGTTCACGTATCTTTTACCAAGACCCTACTATAATGTCTAATGCTATTATGTTCCCTCTATTAGAAACCAACGGTGTTATATTTCCGCATACACCATCAGTGGCAGTGAGCCACGTTGCTAACTACGGGTCACACCAGTTAACACACAGTAACTATGCCGCACACTTTTACAACAATTCTGAGGTAGCAGACATTACTATCACTGGTGATTTTACAGTGCAATCAGCCGCAGACGGACAATACTTAATGGCGGCAGTTTACTTTTTCCGCTCGGCTACTAAAATGTTCTTTGGCCAAGGTGACAACGTAGGTAATCCGCCACCGATTGTATTCTTAGACGGTTACGGTAGCCACTACTTACCGCACGTGCCTTGTGTTATTACTAGCTTTGCGCACACTATGCCGCAAGACGTTGACTATGTGCAAGTGCCAATCAGCCGTTCTGTGCTAGACACTAGCCCTACGCCTGCTAACCAAGGTGTGCAACTATCAGCTGAAGAACAGCGATATGTGCCGTCACACTTAAATTCAAAATCACAAGCTACGACAGCAAGCACTTTGTCAAGAACACAAACAAGAAACAAAGATATTACAACAAGCACACGAGTGCCAACTGCTAGCACAATAACAATTACAGTTAAACCTATGTACAGTCGTAAAAATCTACACGAAAGATTTGACCTAGGCAAATTCGCACAAGGTCAGTTACTGCAAGATAACGACAAAGGTTACGGAGGATTTATTTAATGGCAGTTACTTATAGTAGAACAAGCCCGTATGCTAATACACCTTCGTTTGGTTCGTTCTTGGATTTAGCAACAATACCAACGTTTCCATTTGATGTAGGTGATGTTGCATATGAGATTGACAATATTTACAACAACCGACCTGACCTACTAGCATTTGACTTGTATGGTGACACTGGCTTGTGGTGGGTATTTTCTGTTAGAAACCCTAACGTATTGCAAGACCCTTTATTTGACTTTAAAGCAGGCACGTTGATTTACATTCCGCAAAAACAGAATTTAGTAACAGCATTGGGGCTATAATTAATGGCAACAAAAAATAGCAGTACATCTAATGCCCAATACGCTATATCCTATCTGAAGAAGAAAGGATGGACTGACGCACAGGCCGCGGGTATTGTAGGTAATTTCCAAGCTGAATCTGGTGTAAATCTTAATACAAAAGCAGTCGGCGATGGCGGGCGAGCATACGGTATTGCACAATGGCACCCTGACCGTCAATCAAACTTCCAAAAGCAATACGGGTTTCCAATAACTGACTCAACTTTGGCTCAGCAACTCGAGTTTGTGAATTTTGAACTAACAGAAGGCTCAGAAAAGTCAGCAGGTAAAAAAATCCGGGCAGAAGTTACGCCAGCAGGCGCCGCAGTAGCTACAGACCAGTTCTATGAAAGAAGTGACGGTAATGCTAGAAGCAAGCGTGTCACATACGCTAATGTTTTACATGGTACTGCAAATGGTGCACCACCAGCTGAAGTGCCATCAGAACCACCAACTGAGAAAGTAGTAGAATTACCCGAGGTAACTGTTACTGCTAGTCGCATAGAGAAAGAAAAGATAATAACTAAACCTATAATGAATAGGTTGCACAAATACCCACATTACATCTATGGATTAAGCCTTCACTTGCTGTCTGATGAAGAATATAATAACGTTGTATTAGAACAAAAATACACACCTACTAATGTGCTTGTAGCAAGTGCAGGCCGTCACGGTGAAACATTCCCAAGAAACAAGTTTTTCCAAGAAGATTTTTACTTTGAAAACTTTGAAATGACTACGATTATTGCTCCAAATGATTACAGTAGAAATACTAATGCAATTGAGTGTAGTTTTACTCTAATAGAACCATATGGGTTTACGTTCATTGAGCGATTGTTAAATGCGGCTGAGGACATAAACAGTAAGAATTATTTAGATATGCCGTATCTAATACAAATTGATTTTTATGCAATCAACGATGCAGGTGATATAGTAGGGTCGATTGACGAGCTTAAGAAACGATTTCCTATTAAGATTGCTAAACTTGACATCAAAGCAGACAACGGAGGGGCAAGATACAGCATCGGTGCATTGCCTTTTAACCATAGTGCTTTTGATAGCACAACGGTATCAACACCGGCAAATTTTGAGATTGTTGCAAGCACTGTGGGAAATTTCTTTCAGAGCATAGAAGGCACTGAAGCCGACACATTCCAACAAGCTACAAAAGTGCAAGCAAACAATCAGCGCGAACCAGCATCGAGTAGTAGCGCGAAGCCAACACCAGTTAAGCTATCAGCTAGTTCATACGGAACTGCAATAAACAGCTGGTATAGTGCGCTAGTGGCTTCGCATAAAATCGGTGAAGCCGATGTGTATCGATTTGAATTTAAGCCAGACCCAGACACAGGAATAGACGTGCTGAGCACTGCAAAGTTTGTTAACTCGTCAACTAACACGCCTAAAGAAACTCCGATGAGTGACACTGAAATGAAAAGTGGTGAAGTAAAAATGCGACGAGCAAACGCAGGAGAGACTGTTTCAATCTACTCCCCTGACGATGCAATTTTTAGTATTAACTACGGAACAACAATTGACAAGCTTCTTGAATATGTAATACGAAGTAGCTCTTACATTCAAGACCAATTAGTAATACCTGACGGTATGTCGCAAACTGCATACAACGAAAAGAAACTAGCATTAAAAGATAAACCATTGAACTGGTTTAAGATTACAACTAAGGTTAGGATATTAAGATTTGACAGTATCAGGAAAATCTGGGCAAGGGAAATAACATACGTAGTTACTCCGTACAAAATGTATAACATCAGAAGTGACGTAGGTCCACAAGGCGTGCAACTATTTCCGGTTAAAGCATACAACTATATATACACTGGTAAGAATGACGACATTTTGAATTTTGATTTACAATTTAATGCGTTATACTATAACCAGTCAACTGCGTATCGAGACAACCTGTCTGAACTTTCGCCTACTGCCGAGTCTAAGACTACAAACTATGAGTATCAGAACGCACCAAACTGGTCTGGGCAATCAACGCCTAAAAGTATCGATGCGAACGCAGTTATGCCAATGGTGATGAAACCGATTGTACAAAACTCGAGAGCAGTTGCTACGGGTAACCCTGCGACTGCAATTGATGTAGCCGCATCTGATTTGGCTGATAGCTTAATGACGAACAGTGAAGCTGATATGCTAAAATTAACAATGACTATCATCGGTGACCCAGACTTTATTAAGCAAGATGACATATTTTACAATAACCCTCCGATAATAAGTAACAGCGGTGCATTAGGTTCTGACCCTCGCTTGCTACTAAACAACGGTAGCTTAGTCATGGATAGAGGCGGACTGTATGCGCAAGTAATATTCAGAACGCCTCGTGACATAAACGAGAATACAGGATTAATGGAATTTGATTCTGCTACTAAGAAAAGTATATTCAGCGGCTTATACTTAATCTTATCAGTGAAGAGTAGATTTGCAGGCGGTGCGTTCACACAAGAAATAACAGGAACACGGGCATCGAGACAAATTGAGTTTGATTATACTACAGGTGCATCAGATTCAACAGCGTCGGAAAACAGACCACCACAATCTGCTACTGTAGACAAAAACGGTACATACACTCCTGGGCCTATTATACCGTCAATCTTAGTATCAAATCCACCTAAGAAAAATACAGCCAACGATGCAGATGTAGTGATTACTAAACTGCCAGCACCTGAGTCTATCATAGGGACACCCACTAAACCATCAGACGCGGCAGCAAATTTAGCAAAAGTACGGCAACAATCAAGAGGAAGATAGTGAATGGCAATCGACAACAGAATAGGTAATAAGGTAATTAAGAATGCTCGTCGTGAAGAGGCGACCGGTACTCGCGTTGACCCGTATCCGTACATAGGCATCGTTAAAAATAACCTAGACCCTACGCGCTCAGGTAGATTGCAAGTGTTTATCCCTGACCTAGGTGGCCCACCGGACGACCCTAAGAACTGGCGTACAGTAAGCTATGCAAGCCCGTTCCAAGGATACACTAGTCAAACGCAAGCCAGCACAGACCGCCCGAGTGTAGATAACAAATTTACTACCGTGCATCACACCTACGGTATGTGGATGGTACCACCTGATATTGGTGTTGAAGTGATTGTGATGTTTATCGCAGGTGACCCGATGCGCGGCTACTGGATAGCATGCGTTAGTTCACACTTAAGCCACTACATGGTACCAGGTCTTGCAAGCACGCCTAACGTTGACCCATCTAGTATGAGTGCAGAAGACAGACAGACGTACACCCCTGGTGACATTGTGCCTGTTGTAGAATTCAACGAATACACAAAAGACTTTACAAATCTAAGTTTCTACAACAACAACAAACCTATCCACAGTATTCAATATAACATCTTAAAGAACCAAGGGTTACACAAAGATAAGATACGCGGTATCATTAGTAGCAGTAGTCAACGCGAAAGCCCGAGCCATGTGTTTGGTATCAGCACCCCAGGTCGACCTTTAGATGACCCAGCTGACAATGCTAAAAAATACTTAGATGATTTAAACAATAACAAGCTAGACCCTAAGTACAAAACAATTAAATCACGCAAGGGTGGTCACAGCTTTGTTATGGACGATGGCGCTACATTAGGTGAAGACCAGCTAATAAGATTGCGCACCGCTGGTGGACATCAGATTTTAATGCACGACACTAACAGCACAATCTACATCGGCCATTCAGATGGCGTAAGCTGGATTGAGATGGCGTCTGACGGTAGTATCAGTATGTTTGCAAACGGCACATACAATCTTCGTTCTGTTGGAACAATGAACCTACACAGTGACAAAGACATAAACTTTAATGCACTAGGTAGTATAAATCTTAATGCAGGAAACAATTTTAAAGTAAATTCTACAAATACAGAATTCTTACAAGGTCAATTCCGCAGTGAAAGCACTATAAAAACAGAATTTAAAACAGGCACATTTAATATCGACGGTTCTGCTAAAGTATCAGTAAAGGCCGGCGGCATATTAGCGTTAGAAGGTAGCGGCATATACCAAAACAGCGGAAAGACTAACACAGTAAAACAAGTTAAGCCCATCCAAAATAACAAATTAGCAGAAGCAGTTGAGTCTGGCAGTGTGTGGACAAGCCAGGCTGGTAGATTAAACAGCATTGTAACAGTTGCACCTACCCACGAGCCATTCCAGCGTTCTACAAGCGGTGTATTCTTTACCCCTAAAGGCACAGGTATACAACCAGCAACAACATACCAAGCGAAGGTTGACGCAACTAAAACAACGTCAACAGATGGAGTACAAAACCCAGCAGGTGACAAAGAACTAAGAACACAACCACCTTGTGATTGCACAATCGGTAATTTAACAGCTGACCAAATGACCGCATACTTTGCGCAAATAGGTAAAAGTGAAAGCGGCGGCAACTATCAAGCAGTTAATACTATCGGTTATGTAGGTAAGTACCAATTTGGTTACCCTGCTCTTATTGACGGTGGCTATGCAAAAAGTAGCGTAAAAAGCAATCGCCAGCTTACTAATCCTAATTCATGGACAGGTAAGGACGGCATCGAGAGCTTAGAAGATTGGTTAAACAATCCTGACGTCCAGGAAGCGGCAATGTGTGCCTACACTAAACGCAATTATAAAACAATGTGTCGAATAGGTGCAATTTCAAGTGAACAAGCGCCTGAGGATGTTGCGGGTATGTTAGCAGTGTCGCATCTATTAGGCCCAGGCGGCGCTAAGAAATATCGCAACGGTGAAAGCCAGTCTGATGCGTACGGCACAACAGGTAGCGCATACTTTAATAAAGGCAAATACGCGGTTGCAGTGCTTGCTCCTAAAATCCCAGCGATTAATGTAGGATAAATATTACTATGGCACACGTATATAGAGGATTTAGTACCCAAGGAAAATCAGGCAACTTCCGCCTTACTGACTTTGAATTGATTAGACAAGATATTATAAATCATTTCAACATACGTAAAGGCGAAAAGCTGATGCGCCCGAACTTTGGCACTATTATCTGGAATGTGCTGTTCGAACCCTTCACTGATGACTTAAAAAGTGTTATAGTAAGCGATGTAAAATCCATTGCCCAGTACGACCCGCGAGTAAGTTTTGACAACATTATCATTACAGAATACGACCAAGGTATACAAATTGAATTACAATTGCGCTACTTGACTACTAACCAGTCGGACACAATGTTATTAAATTTTAACAATCAAACCAACACACTAACAGCTCGTTAATTAAGTACGCACTTTTTTCCTAAGATAAATACTATATAATAGGAAATAAGTATGGCAACCACCACAAGACAAACCAGTTTACTAGTCGCCGAAGACTGGACAAAACTATATCAAAGTTTCCGTAACGCTGACTTCCAAAGCTACGATTACGAAACACTACGCGCTTCGATGATTAGCTACCTACAGCTATACTATCCTGAAGATTTTAACGACTTCATTGAATCAAGCGAATTTATTGCGCTGATTGATATGATTGCGTTCTTAGGGCAAAGCCTTGCCTTCCGCAGTGACTTAAACGCACGCGAAAACTTTATGGATACTGCCCAAAGACGCGACAGTATTTTAAAACTTGCACGCTTAATTTCCTACAATCCTAAACGTAACATTGCAAGCAAGGGGTTTTTAAAATTTGACGCAGTGTCGACAACAGAAACAATTTACGACAGCAACGGTATTAACCTAAGCGGTTTATTAATCAGCTGGGCTGATACAGCAAACGAAAACTGGCAAGAACAATTTACTTTAATTCTTAACTCAGCATTGCAAAGCAACCAGTTAATCGGCAAACCTGCAACCAGCCAAATAATCAACGGTATTACAACAGATGAATACCAGCTAAACTATGTGCCTAACTTGTTAGCAACATTCCCTATCTCGACTTCTGTGGCAGGACAAAACATGAGCTTTGAGATTGTAAGTCCGACTACATCAGGCAAAAGCTATGTGTACGAAGTGCCACCGTTACTTGATGCACCGTTTAATTTCTTGTATCGTAATGACGGATTAGGCAATACAAGTAACAACACAGGTTATTTCTTGTATTTTACACAAGGTACACTACAATCATTAGACTTCTCTTTTGAAGAAAGCATTCCTAATAGGGTTTTTAGCATCAACGCAAACAACGTAAACAATACTGACGTATGGTTATATCAAGTTGACACAGATGGCAACTTAGGTGATTTGTGGACACAGGTGCCGGCAGTTGCTAATACCAACGTTATTTACAATAATAGTACAGACCGCTCGATATACCAAGTGAGCACACGTGCAGGTGACCAAATTGATTTAGTGTTCGGCGATGGTGCGTTCTCAGACATTCCTGTAGGCCGTTACCGTGTATATTATAGAACTAGTAACGCATTGCAATACAAAATCACACCAGACGAAATGCAAGGCATTGTAGTCGGTATTAATTATGTAAGCCAAACAGGTAGAGTAGAAACATTAAACATCACAGCTAGTTTGCAATACACTATTGCAAATGCAGTAACACGTGAAAGTTTAGAAGACATTAAGCAAAAAGCGCCACAACAATTCTACACACAGAATCGTATGATTACAGGTGAAGATTACAATATCTTACCTTACACATTGTTTAGTGATATTTTAAAAGTTAAAGCGATTAACCGTGTTAGCTCGGGCATCAGCCGTTACTTAGACGTAGTAGATGTGACTGGCAAGTATTCAAGCACTAACATTTTTGCGCAAGACGGTATGCTATACCGAGATGTTGCAACAAACACATTTAGTTTTGATTACAATACAACAAACGACATTTACAAAGTAATTTACGACCAAGTTGTGCCAGTGCTTCAGTCGGTCGAAAGTAAACAAATGTTTTACTCGTCATACCCAACGATTGAGTTAGCTGATGTACAATGGCACACATCAACTGTTCTTGCGAACGGTGTAACTGGTTACTTTATTGATAGCACAGGTAAAATTTTACAAGTAGGTGCAGGCATTGAGAACAATAACAAATATATACAACAAAGTGCGATTGTTAGATTTAGTCCAGGTGAAGGCAAATACTTTGATAGCAGAAATTATGTTAAAACAGGCACACCTTCACACCCAGGCGATAAGTTTTACGTGTATTCGGCAATTGAAAACGTTGTAGGTGATGGCACAAATAGCGGATTAGGTAACCTTGCAAACGGCAAAGGTCCTGTTACTCTTAACCAAGTAATACCGGTAGACCAAGTAGTTTATGTTGACAAGGTGTTTTCTGTGTTCAACACAGAACTACCTACAAGTTTAGTGCAAATGATGGTAGGTTATGTGCAATCGTTCTCTAACTTTGGTTTACGATATGATGTTGATACGGGTGAGTGGAAAATTATTACACCACAGAATTTAAAAACGACAGGCGATTTTAGCTTAGACTACGCAGGCGACACTGCTGGCCAAGCACGCGACAGCGCATGGATGATTTCGTTCCAGACAGTAGGCAAAACATACACAGTTCACTATCGTGGCCTGAGCTATGTGTTTGAAAGCATTTTAGAAACAAGCTTCTACTATAACGGGCAAACTAAAATTTATGATGCAAAAACTGGACTAACAGTAAACGACCAGATTAAAGTGTTAAAAGTAAACAACCAACCTGACTCAAGCAGTGCGTTAGGTATTGACTATGTATGGTACGTTAACAAAGCAATTACTGAAGTTGACGGCTATGTAAATATTAATAAAATTAAAATAACATTCGCTGACAGCGACAATGATGGTATTCCAGATAACCCTGAGTTGTTTGACCTAATTGTAAATCCAGCGGTTAACACACAGAATAAATACGTATACTTCCAGGAAACTGTAGGGTACGATAATTTTGTTGTATACACACCGTTAGATAATTTAACAGTAGTTAGTGAATACACAACGTTGCAAGATGCAGATATTGCTAAAACATTATACCAAGATGGGCAAGTGTTTTATACAGCTGACTCGGACGAGTTTTACAAATTAAACATAAGTGGCAGTACATACACTTTAACAAAAGTTACAGGTTACATAGCAAAACAAGGAAGACAGGACATTTACTTCCAGTACAGGCATAACAGCCCGAACAACAGAAGAATTGACCCAAGCCCGAACAACATTATTGACTTGTATGTGTTAACACAACAATATACAACAGATTACTTGGCATGGGTACAAGACACAACCGGATTAGTAACAAAACCGAGCGAACTAACTACTGCTGAATTGCAAACTAGTTATAGTCAGCTTGATGACTTTAAAGCGATAAGCGATACAGTTATTTACAATCCTGCTAAGTTTAAACCGTTGTTTGGTAACAAAGCAGATACAGCATTACAGGCAACATTTAAAGTCGTTAAGAACCCAAATGTGGTTGTTAGTGACAATGAAATTAAAACAAGTTTAATAGCGGCAGTTAACCAGTATTTTGAAATTGATAACTGGGACTTTGGTGAGTCATTTTACTTCAGTGAATTGGCATCATACTTACATGTACAGTTAAGTCCTAATATCTCAAGTATTGTTATTGTACCAAACAACCAGTCAGACGTGTTTGGTAGCTTAATGCAAGTAAATTGCGATATTAACGAAATTATAACAAGTGCGGCGACAGTAGACAACGTACAAATTATTACAGCAATAACAGCGGCACAATTGAATCAACCAGGCTCATTAGTAATATCTTAAATGAAACGGAACTAGAATGACAACAAAAAGAACATACACCTTTTTACCTACAGTATTCCAAACTGATACAAACAAAAAGTTTTTATCAGCAACAATCGACCAGTTAGTTACAGAACCTAACTTACAAACATTGTATGGATACATTGGTCGCAAATTTGCGCCTACCTATAGAACAGGTGATAGCTATGTAACTGAGAACACAGGTGACCGACAAGACTACCAGCTTGAGCCAGGGGTAGTTATAAGAGATGACCTAAACGAAATTACGTTTTTCTCAAACTACAAAGACCTATTAGACCAAATTGGTTACTACGGTGGATTAACAAACAATCATGATAGGTTGTTTGAACAAGAGTATTACAGCTACGACCCTAAAATTAGCTATGACAAATTAGTTAACTTTAGCCAGTACTACTGGGTACCAGACGGCCCGGCACCGGTTAACGTGTCAACAAACGGGCTTGATTTAACAGCTACATATACTGTGACACGCGATGCGTCAAACAGCCGATATGTATTCATGAGCAACGGTGTTGTTGATAACAGCATTATTTTAGCGCGTGGTGGTGTATACGAATTTATCGTTGACCAACCAGGCTTTCCTCTATGGATACAAACAGAAATTGGCACCGACGGTACATTACAAGCTACTCCAACAATTAGCGCACGCGATGTAGCCGGCGTTGAAAACAACGGCACTGACCAAGGCACTATTACATTCCGTGTTCCACAACAAAATTCACAAGACCGCTACATTAATATGGCGACTGTGTTCACACCTGACTACGCGCTTACATTACCATACAGCGGCATTGTAAACAAAACGCTAAGCCAGTTCTTAACAGCGTATCCGCAGTATGCAGGTTCACCTAATCAGTTCAACGGAAAATACAATATTTTCTTAGTAACAGACGAGCTAAACAACCTAGGCGACACAGCATGGACTAACGGTGACGTTTACGATGCTGATGGTGATTTAATCCCAGGATACAGTGCGGGTGATTTAGTACCTGAAGCAGACCGTTACGGTGTGTGGAGAATGGTGTATGTTAGCTTAGGTCAAAAATTAAGACTAAGCGCACCATTGGCTGAAGATATTACTACAGCAACATCATTAACAGTGGGTACACAGAACATGTTCCCACTATACCCAGCAACGGCGGGCCAAGAATACGTGTATGTGTCTGGTGCGCTATCAGTGGCCGCAGGCGACACTATTAGAAAAACTAATGTAACAGCGACAGTGGTTGCAACAACAGACACAACAAACGTATTAGACGTTACCTCAACTGATAATTTTGCAGTTGATATGCCTGTTGTGTTCAGTGGGGCTACATTTGGTAGTATAAGCACTGAAACGACATACTACGTTAAAGAAATCGTAAGCGGTGCTAGCTTAACTATTAGCGAAAGCATTGGTGGACCAGCAGTTACATTAACCACTGCGACTGGTGTAATGACAATGACAGGTTCATTTGCAACTTTTGCAGAAGGCACTACAGTTGACAGCATTGCAGACCAAGACCCACTGATTAAATTAATCCACGAACAAGACGTCGAATTCGACGAGAAAGTGTACATTAAGTACGGTATCGATAACGCAAACAAGGAATATTTCAAGGATAATAACGGTTTCTTTACACAGGTGCCGTTGCTCACTGCAAACCTAGATTACTTGTATATACAAGACACTCAAGCAGGAAATATGTATTCACCTGTTAAGGTGGTAAACTACCTTAACTGGAATATTGATGCTGAAGCAGATATCATTGGACAAAAATACTATACAAGCCCAGACGGTGTAGAATTTACGTCAGGCTTAAAAGTTGCATTCGGCGATGATGTTATGCCAGCGTCATACCAAAACCGTGAATTCTATGTAGAGTGCGTGGGTGATACAACATACGGTATTCAATTAGTACCGGTTGACGAGTTAGTGACACCAGAAGCATACATTGACGAAATTGCAAACAACTACCCTGGTGAAATATTTCCTGACTATATTACAATTAGTCGGGTAAGCAAAGACCGCAACGGTTGGTCACGTAACAATCGCTGGTTCCACATCGATGTACTAAACGCAACCGCAACTTACAACGGCACACAAGAGACTTTTGCAAATGCAAAACGAGGTCAACGCCCTATTGTTCAATTTGACCCTAACTACCAGTTAGTAAACGATGGTCGTGTTGGTAAAAAGCCAGTTGACATTTACGATGCTACTACAAAAAACGCATTCGTTGATTTACAAGGGCAAACAATTAAAACAGTATTCGGTATTGACATCTTAGATGACAACAACGAGCCTGTATATCCAAACGGTTTGCGCGTTATTTTTGGTGCCGATGTTGACCCGTTAGTGCGCAATAAGATTTATAATTTAAATTACATTCAGTATGATGTAGACGATTTAGGTTTACCGTCAGGTCCTTACTTCATTGAATTAACCTTAGCAGACGACGGTAATGTAGATGCGTTTTCAACTGCTATCATCACCACAGGTGCGTTCAAAGGTAGCCAATGGTGGTTCAACGGAATAAACTGGGTAGCAAGCCAACAAAAACAATACTTGCACCAAGCGCCATTATTTGATGTATTAGATACATCAAGCAAGAGCTATACGTCATACTTCAGAAGCACTTTTACTGGTACGCCAATCTTTGGTTATGTTCGCGGCACTTCGGGTGTTGCTGATACTGTATTGTCATACGGTCCTGTTGCTCCTATTACAGACGAAAGCGGCACTACGGTTACTGATTTTATTCTAAGCTACAAGAACTTTACAACACAAGGCGATATTAATTTTAAAAATTACTTTAATACTGACACCTTTAACTATGTTGACGAAAACGGTCTTGTTGTAACACAAAAAACAAACCTTGGGTTCTTACAGCGCATTAAAGATATAGAGACACTGGAACCAACCAACACATGGACAATGGTTGTAGAACCAAGTCACCAGTACCAACTAATTAGCTATGTTTATTCGGGCGGTAGTAACACGTTCACAATTGACATCACCCCTGATGCTAACGAACGAACAATCCCTTACGTTAAAGTGTTTAAGAATTTTACTTACTTGGCACCAATGGACTGGGTACTTGATAACGGTAACCTGACTGTAAATGTTACATTAGATTTAGATGACAAGATTGACATCTTAGTGTATAGTAACGAAGTCAGTGAAATTGGTTCATTTCAGGTTCCTAAAAACTTAGAATTAAACGCACAAAACATTGACATTGACACGCTTACTTTAGGTCAACTGCGTAACCACTTAATTGCACTTGCACAAAATAGCACAATGATTGACGGTAACGTTTTGTCACAAAGCAACCTACGCGATATTAGCATTAAAGCACAAGGCGGAACTATCTTACAACATAGCGCGCCAGTGCCGTATGCAAGTTTGTTCTTAACAGACAAACAAGCTAACTTTATTAACTCAGTTCGCTATGCTCAACAAGAATACACAAAATTTAAGAACAAGTTCTTAGATTTAAGTTTGTCATTGCAAGGCATTGACTCAACTGACCCGGTGGCAAGCGTTGATACTATTTTAGCTAAAATTAACCAAGTTAAAAACAAATCATTCCCATGGTACTACAGTGACATGGTACCTTACGGTACACTAAAAAACATTGTAGGGCAAATTGGCGACATCGACGGCTTCCGTGTTTTCGACCCGTTAAAAACTAACTACGAAATTACAGAAGTGTTTAACGATACTGTATTAAGTAACAAGGCAGTGTTAGTGTATGTAAACGACGTGCAATTGATTAAAGGCGAAGAGTACACATTTAATAAAGACACACCAAGCGTTGATTTCTTAATACCGCTTGAAGTAGATGACATTGTTAAAATTGTAGAATACAGCAACACCGACGGAAACTACATACCAGAGACACCTACTAAGTTAGGGCTATGGCCGTCATTTAAACCTGAAAAATTCTACGATACAACATACCGCGAGGCAATTTTTGTTATCCGTGGTCACGACGGTAGTGTTACACCTACATTCGGCGACTACCGCGACGATTTCTTGTTAGAATTAGAAAAACGTATCTACAATAACATTAAACTAACAGAAACAGACCGTTACTTAGACATATACGAAGCAGTGCCGGGTAAATTCAGAGACTCTGCATACTCATGGGCTGACATGAACAAAGTGTTAGACAAGTCTTTCCTAAGCTGGGTAGGTAACAACAAAATCGACTTTGCAACAAACGACACATTTGATAGTAACGACCCGTTCACGTGGAACTACGCATCAAGTCTTGATAGATTCGATGGCGAAAACTTACCAGGTAGCTGGAGAGCATGTTACCAATACTTCTACGACACATACCGCCCACATCTTACACCGTGGATAATGTTAGGCTTTACAACTAAACCTACATGGTGGGAAGGCTTCTATGGCCCTGCACCGTACACCGGTGGTAACCAACTACTATGGGATGACTTGGAAGCAGGTTACATTCGTTACGGTGACCGCCAAGGTATTGATTTGGCGTATGCACGCCCTGGTTTGTCAGACATTATTCCAGTAGATGCCAACGGTAACATACTACCACCAGCTCAAGTGCTATGCAAAACATTTAACAGCAAACGCTCAGCTGAAGCATGGGCAGTAGGTCACATTGGCCCTGCGGAATTTGCATGGAGAACAAGTAGCGATTATCCTTTTGCGATGCAACAAGCAATCGCATTGCTGAAACCTGCAAAATACTTCGGTGCGTTGGCAGATGTTTATAGCTACACTGCAAAAAATTTATTAGACACATTGTCTACAAACAACATAGGGGAAGAATTAGGTGCTGAACAGTATCTGTTAACAGGTACGAACCACCACATCACTCCTGCTGAGATTGATTACAACGGACATTTAGTTAACGGCACTGACATTGTGCGCGGCGCTGGCTACATAAACTGGATTTCAGAATACTTGATTAACCAAGGTGTTAATCCAGCAACATACTTATTGCCTATGCTTGAAAAATTCCAAGTGAATTTAGCATACAAGGTAGCAGGTTACACTGACCAAAAATACTTGCAAGTGTTAGCTGAACAAGTTAGCCCAACAAGTACAAACGAAAGCATCTTAGTGCCTAACGAAAACTATGCAGTATTCTTAAACACTAAACCAGTGCCAGTAGATACAATTTCTTACAGCGCGGTAATCATTGAAAAAACAACCAATGGTTACACAGTTCGCGGCTACGATTTGTTTAACAGCTTCTTTACTGTTATCCCAAGCATTGTAAACAATAACGCAAACAAAATTACAGTTCTTAACAACACAGTGGCAATTTACAAAGACTACGAAGAAACTACTGTAAACATTCCATACGGGTCTGAATTTACAAGCCAGCAACAATTGTCAGATTTCTTGATTAGCTACGAAAGATATTTAATTGCACAAGGTTTTGTGTTTAACGAAATAGATGAATCGTTGGCGCAACTAAAAGACTGGAAATTAAGCGTTCGCG